TAACTGAAGTAGTTGTAGACTTAGAGGAGTTACTGTCATGAGGAAATCACAGGCAATTACACAGAGAAGGAGAGGAGCCAAGCGTAAGCTGTACCTGTCCGCTAGACAAGAAAGAAGAAAAGCAGCAAGAAAAGCTGCTAAGAAAAAGAAATGAAAGTAGCATTTGACATAGAAACCGATGGACTTAATCCTAGTAGAATACATTGTATTGCTGCTCATGTAATTGGGCAGGATGTGTCTGAGTTCTGGACACCTGATAGAGTTAAGTATTTTCCTGCTTGGTTAGTCGAGATAAATGCTGAGGTATTAGTAGGACACAACATCATAGGCTTTGACCTGCCTGTTCTAGGTAAACTCCTAGGCTTTGAATGGTGGGGTGAAGTAGAAGATACCTTAGTGATGAGTCGTCTGGACAATCCAAGTAGGGAAGGAGGGCATTCTCTGGCTTCTTGGGGTACAAGATTGAACTTTCCTAAAGGTGATTATGATGACTGGTCTATGTATACAGAAGAGATGGGTGAGTATTGTAAGCAGGATGTTAAGGTGCTTGTTAAATTGTATAAGCTAATGACAGGTAAAGGTATGTCTAAAGTAGCACTAGAGATGGAACATAAGATAGCACAGATAACTCACAAGCAAACACAGAACGGTTGGAAGTTTGACTTACGCAAAGCTACTCATCTACTAGCTGCTATCAAAGAAGAAATGTTCATAGCAGAAGATGAAGTACGCAAGGTATTTAAACCACTACCTGTATGGATACCACTTAATCATCCCGGTCTTAAATGCAAAAACAAAGATGGTACTATATCTAAAAGGTATCAAGCACAACTAAACAAAGGTGCTTACTATAAAGATTGTGAATGGGGATATGATACATACCCTGAGTTTAACCTAGGCAGCAGACAACAGATAGCTAGATACCTACAGCACTTTGGTTGGACACCTAAAGAGTTTACAGAACTAGGCACAGCTATCGTATCAGAAACTATACTCGATGCTATAGAAATACCTGAAGGTAAACTTATAGCTAAGTACCTAATGTTACAGAAGCGACTAGGATTAGTCAGCGCATGGATAGATGCAGTAGATGAAACAGGTAGAATACATGGCAAGGTAAATACCTGCGGTGCTGTAACAGGTAGGATGACACACTCAAGTCCTAACCTAGCACAAGTACCTGCTAGTCACTCACCTTATGGTGAAGACTGTAGGGAATTGTTTACAGTAGAAGATGGTTACTGCCTAGTAGGTATGGATGCGTCAGGCTTAGAACTTAGGATGCTTGCGCACTACATGAATGATGAAGACTACACCAATGAGGTAATTAATGGAGACATACACACAGCAAATCAAAGAGCTGCAAATCTTGAATCAAGAGATAAAGCAAAGACATTCATCTATGCGTTCCTATACGGAGCAGGTGATAGCAAAATCGGGAGCGTTGTCGGAGGAACAGCTAAGGATGGTAAACGACTTAAGGCAGACTTCCTCAAAAACACACCAGCTCTTAAGAAACTACGAACTAGAGTTACTTCGCTTGCTGATAGTGGGTCGCTTATCGGACTAGATGGTAGAGTATTACATGTACGCAGCTCACACGCAGCTCTAAATACTTTACTACAATCAGCAGGTGCTATCGTTATGAAGCGTGCTGTTGTATTACTTGACCATTTTAGTCAGGTATACAAGATAGACTACAAGCTAGTAGGGCAGATACATGACGAGGTGCAGGTAGAAGTAGCAGAAAAACAAGCAGACTTCTTCGGTGACTTAGCAGTTAATTGTGTACGCAGAGCAGGTAAAGACTTTAAACTAAACTGTCCTTTGGATGGTGACTATAAGATTGGAACAACATGGAGGGAAACACACTAATGACAACTGATATCAATCCATCTTACTATCAGAAAGGTAAGATAGAAGTAACAGATTTTATAATAGACCAGAACATGACTTTCATAGAAGGTAATGTAGTAAAATATGTCTGTCGATACAAAGACAAAGCTGGGATACAAGACCTAAGAAAAGCACGGTGGTATCTAGACAAGCTAATCGAGTTGTCAATGGAGGGCAACCCATATGAGGAGAACACATGAAGAGTATTAACACATTAGTAGATGATGTATATGAAGTCCTGTCTTCTAGTAAAGCAGATAGTGGTGTAGATGTAGATAAAGTAATAGATGACTTCGGTGAATCAATGAAGTCATTGCTTAGAGATAATGTCCTTAAACCTAGGGAAGATAAGCGTACCTTACGCATGTCTAACATAGGCAGGAAGGAAAGATTCTTATGGTATGTACACAAAGGTATGGCTCAAGAACAAATGAAGCCTAGTACCCTTATGAAGTTCCTGTATGGACATGCTACAGAAGAGTTAGTCTTAGCTCTTGTTAAATTAGCTGGACATGAAGTTACACACCAACAAGCAGAAGCAGAAGTTTCTGGAATAAAAGGTAGCATGGACTGTGTTATTGATGGTAAACTAATTGATGTTAAAACAGCAGCACCCTTCGGCTTTAAGAAATTCAAAGAAGGAGGTTTACGATGGGATGACCCGTTTGGTTATGTAGACCAACTGCGTGGTTATGCTGCTTCTCTCGGTGTACAAGAAGGTGGTTGGTTAGTAATAGATAAAACCAACGGTCACTTGTGTACTCACTTTGAAAACTTTGAGCATGATGAACCTATTGAAATACAAATAGAACATCTCAAAGAAGTAGTGGAGAGAGATGAAAGACCAGAGCAATGCTATGAGTTAGTACCTGATGGGAAGTCAGGCAACACAAAGCTTGCTATGGAATGCAGCTACTGCGTGTTTAAGCAGCATTGCTTCCCTAACATGAAGGTGTTTGCCTACTCAACTGGACCTAGGTTCTTAGTTGATGTAGTTAATTATCCTAAGGTAGCTGAAGTTTATAATTACTTTGACAAGGAGTAAACATGAAAGAGATGATAGAGCAAGTACTGGCTAACAAATCACTTACAGTATTTTTAGGTATAGTAATCGTAGCTTTAGTGCTTGGTTGGGTAGGTTAGAAAGATAAGACTGGGGGTTTCGTCTACATGAGAACCCCTTTTTTTAGGAGCATGAGAGGGGGTTACAGCGTACTTTAGCATGTAACCAATAGCGAGGGTAAGGTATGGTATATAAAGCCATCATAAAGCTGCCAACCTATAGTAAAGGCAGGGGAGAAAAAAAGCGTACTAATCTCTTTAGTATGAACATCTATAGAAACATGCACTACCTTAGTTTAAATAAGGTAAAGCAAGATTATCACAAAGAAGTAGAAGAATGGGTAAAGGCTTTACCTAAGTTTAAAAGCCTTACACCTAAGTATGTTCTATTCTTTAAAGGAAAGAGAAAGAAAGACATAGATAACTATACATTTCCTATACACAAATTCCTAATGGATGCGCTGGTAGAGCAAGAAGTGTTAGCCGATGATAGTTATGACTATGTCAGGGGATTCACCACAAGTTTTGGTGATGATGATATGGAAGATAACTATGTGGTTATCGAATTAAATGGAGATGAGTTATGACACAAAGCGGTAGGCAAGAGATTATAAGAAGATTAGCAGAAGATTACGCAGAGAGAGCAGCAGTACTAAGTATGAAGTTTGAAGAAGCCTACACTAGATATGTCAAGAGATGTGAACTAAGAACAGATGAGAATCTACTACAGCAGTTTACCTGTGCTAACTTAGGGAGATTACCTATCACTACTACAGCAGGTAGGTCAGATGAATACATAATAACTACAGGTCCAGATGATTGTGAGGATGGTGTATGCAAACTATAAAGGACAAGGAAGAAGAAAGACATCCACCTCGCCCACCAATGTCACCTTTCTCTATTGATTCCTATACTTAAGAAACTCTTCTAAGTCTTCATCAGTAAATTTATTATTAAGAGTAGATAGATACTCTTCTCTTCCGGGAGTAGGTTCTATTGGCTCATCTTCAGTAAAGTAATCATAAGCTTTCTTTCCTCCATAAGCAGCAGCAGTAGCAGCTATTCCATAAGGACTTCGTCTGGCTAGCATTCCAATTCCTTTAGCTATGTTAATAGAAGTAGAAGGTTTAACATTCTGTTTAACTCCTAGTAAAGCATTTATATAAGCGTTCATTATATCTCCTAGTTAAATCGCTGTCCGATACGATTACCTATTGGTCTGCCCCATATACCTATAGCTTCTTGTACACCTGCTGGTGTATTCCAATGCTCATCTTCAAAGTCAGCACTCCAGTAATTACCATCATCGTCATCATCTTTAGAAACACCTTGATACCATCCCGGTTTTTCACTACTCTTTATAATCTCTACTGGCGCAGGTTCAGGTATAGAAGCACCTATGCTCTGGTCTATATCAATACCTCTGTCTGGTAGTTCAGGTAAGAAAGAACCATCGGCTCCTCTTTCTCCTTGTAGTCCAGTCTGGCTAGCAGCAGC